CAGTGTGTTTGTGGTAACACTCAACGTGAATTAACCGATGAGGAAATAAATGAATTATCTGAACAACATTTAGATATGGATTGGCAAACTGGGGTAATTGAATTTGCAAGAGCAATATTGCAGAAAGCGAGTGAGAAATGAGTGAATCAAAATTAGAGTTTGCACCTATTAACCCAACTTATGTTGGCTCATGGTGTATTGGCGGTAATTGTTTTATTAATGTTAAGGAAAAGCCTACGGATGAGCAGATTAAAAACACCGAAGAAATGTTTGGATGGGAATGGGTTGATATAGAAAAATGACCAACTACATTTGCGTACATTGTAAATCAAAGATACTAACCATACTAGTTAGATGTCCATACTGCCGTAAATGAGAAAAGTAAATGCACGATGATGACGAAGATGAATACGAAGAACCTACAGGTAAAGTACCTCAAAACAACGAGGGGCATATGTCTCAACAGGAAGTAGCAGATGTTTTGGGTATGTCTAGAAGTAGGGTTAGTGAACTTGAAAAGAAAGCACTCAGGAAATTTAAATATTATTTGTTAAAGAAATACAAGGAAGAAGATTTATGAACAGTAAAGATATTAAGGCGGTGCTTATAACTAATATTAAGATAAAAGATAAAAAGCACAAGTTAACAGGTGATGAGCCGATTGATGCTTTAGTGGAACTAGCAAGTAGCATCGGATTGGAAGTAACTATAGAGGTAATAGAACCTAATTTTGATATGGACGGTAGAGGATAATGGATTTAATAACTTATGATTTTGAAACATACTATGCGAAAGACTACGGTTTTAAAACGCATACGACAGAAGAGTATGTGCGTGACCAACGGTTTGAAGTTATCGGGGTTGCAGTCAAAGTAAACGATGGGGAGACCGAGTGGGCTAGTGGTACATACGAAGAACTTAAAGTGTGGTTATCTAGATTCCGCTGGGGCAGCTCAATGGCACTAGCACACAATGCGATGTTTGACGGATTTATTCTGCATCATCATTTTGATATAAGACCGAAGATTCATCTTGATACTTTGTGCATGGCAAGAGCGTTGCATGGGGTTGAGGTTGGCGGTAGTCTCGGTGCGTTATCAGGTCGGTATAACATTGGCACAAAAGGAACTGAAGTAGAAAATGCTTTGGGGTTGCGTAGGGAAGATTTTCCCGAAGACCAACTGAGTCGTTACGGTGATTACTGTATCAATGATGTGGAATTAACTTATCAGATATTCGATATTATGATGCGTAAGGGATTTCCTAAACCCGAACTAAAACTGATTGACTTAACTCTACGGATGTTTACTGAGCCGAAACTAAAGTTAGACCTAGAGTTGTTGGAAGCCCATTACCTAGATATTCGAGAGAAGAAAGAAAGTCTGCTACTCGAGGCAGGGGTTGAGGACAAAGCCGAGTTGATGAGTAATCCGAAGTTTGCTGAACTGCTGAAGAAACTCGGGGTTGAACCTCCGATGAAGATTAGCCCGACTACAGGTAAAGAAACTTTAGCGTTGTCTAAGAACGATGAGGGATTCAAGGTATTAGCGGAACATCCTGACATAAGAGTGCAAACTCTAGTCGCTGCCCGTCTTGGAACTAAGAGTACGTTAGAAGAAACTAGGACAGAAAGATTTATTGGGATTGCCAAACGAGGGTTGATGCCAGTTCCTCTGAAGTATTATGCCGCCCATACAGGACGGTGGGGTGGTAGTGACCAACTGAACCTGCAGAATTTGCCGAGCCGAGGCGACAACGCAGGGAAGTTAAAAGCATCAATCTGTGCGCCTGATGGATATTACATTGTAGATGCGGATAGTTCACAGATTGAGGCAAGAGTTCTAGCATGGTTGGCAGGGCAGGACGATTTAGTTGAAGCATTTAGAAAGGGTGAAGATGTGTACAAAATCATGGCTTCGGCTATATATAACAAAGACGCAGAAGAAATTAGCAAAGAGGAACGCTTTGTCGGCAAGACTACGATTCTCGGATGTGGCTACGGCATGGGCGCACCAAAATTCAAGGCACAACTCAAAACTTTCGGTGTGGAAATTTCGGAGGAACAAGCCCGTCATATTGTCAGCGTTTACAGAACAACATACCCACAAATTACTCAGCTATGGAAACAGGCACAAGTTTCACTTGAAGCCTTACTAAAAGGTTCAACTACTGACTTAGGAAGAGATGATGTCTTAAAGCTTGATCCGGGAAGTAAGGGTATTGTATTACCCAATAAATTGTTAATGCGTTATGACGGACTCAAAGCATCCCGCAGCGAAAGTGGTATGCAATATACTTATAAGACAAGGTATGGGGCGAACAAGATTTATGGTGGTAAGGTAATTGAGAATGTCTGCCAAGCAGTTGCTCGGTGCATTATCGGTGAGCAGATGCTACGAGTAGCGAAAGAATACCCTGTAGTCTTAACAGTACATGATGCGATAGCTTGTCTGGTCCCACAGGATAAAGTAGAAGACGCTGTAAGATATATAGAGGAGTGTATGCGTTGGACACCAGAATGGTGTAGCGGACTGCCTGTTAATTGTGAGGTTGGTTATGGTAATAATTTGGGAGAGTGTTAGTGAGTAAGCCTATTTCATGGTCGTACTCAAGCATTAAGTTGTTTGACCAATGTCCTAAAAAGTATTACCACCTGCGTGTAGCCAAGGATGTTGTAGAACCTGAGACTGATGCGATGAACTACGGTACGCTATTCCATGAAGCGGCTGAACTATACATTAAAGATGGTACACCCATCCCCCCACAATTTAACTTCGCAGTGGATGCCCTAAACAATTTAAAGAATTTAGAAGGGGAGAAGCATTGCGAGTTTATGATGGCATTAAACGAGAACCTAGAACCCTGTGACTTTAAAAGCCCCGATGTATGGTGGCGAGGCATAGCCGATTTGATTGTGATTAAGGGTGACGAGGCTAGGTGCTTAGATTATAAGACAGGAAAATCTGCAAAATATGCAGACAAAGGGCAGTTAGAACTGATGGCTTTGGCAATCTTTAAGTACTTTCCCTATGTCAAAAAGGTTAAAGCTGGGTTATTATTTGTAGTAGCGAGAGCGTTTATTAAGGATTCCTATTCTATAGAGAATGAGAGTAAACTATGGGGTAAATGGATAGCTGAACATAACAGGCTGAAGATTGCGTTCAAGACTGATGTTTGGAATCCTAGACCGAGTGGGCTTTGCAAGAAACATTGCTCAGTCCTAGAGTGCGCTCATAATGGGAGAAATTAAATGCCGTATGTTAACAAGCCAAGACCGTATGCAAAAGAGTACCAACAACAAAAAACTAGGGAAGAACACCCTCGCAGGATGGAACGGCAAAAGGCAAGAAGAGAATTAGATAAGAAGGGCAAGGATTTAAACGGCAATGGCAAAGCGGATATGCGTGAAGGTAAGGATGTAGCGCACCGCAAAGCCTTGGACAAAGGGGGTAGCAATAAAGATGGTGTTTACATCACAACCCCTGCGAAAAACAGGTCGTTTAAACGAGATGCAAAAAGTAATTTAGTTTCAGAAACTAGTAAAAAAGAACGAAAAAAGTAGTATAGTTATAGTTGTATTTTTAGTAGGGCAATGTGGACACCCACTTTGTCCTGATTAAGCATCACTGGAGAGAGAATGCGAATTGTAGAGAACAAGGTTTTGGTTCTTAATTTAAAGAACCCGAACAAGGTAACGAGCATCATACCGAAGAGTAGAGTGTTGGGTACAGGTGAAGTTGCAGTTAACTGGGGATTAGAAGAAGCAAGGGTTTTAAACAATCTTCAAATAAAAAACATCTCATCACCAATTGTAGGACAGTACGATTGGCCCGGGCTTCACAAACCGTTTGACCATCAAAAGGTTACGTCATCGTTTCTAACCTTACACCCTAGGGCATTTTGTTTGAACGAACAAGGCACAGGGAAGACCGGTTCGGTTATTTGGGCAGCGGATTACCTAATGAAGATTGGGAAAATCAAACGAGTGCTAGTCATCTGCCCCCTGTCTATTATGGATTCGGCTTGGCGAGCCGATTTGTTTAAGTTTGCTATGCACCGTAATGTAGATGTTGCCTATGGTTCTAGGGAGAAGAGGGAAGCAATTATCAATGGAGTAGCGGAATTTGTAATCATTAACTACGATGGGGTGGAGATTGTAGCTGATGTGATAGCCAACGGTGGCTTTGACCTGATTGTTATTGACGAAGCCAACGCATACAAGAATGCACAGACCGCCCGATGGAAAACATTAAACAGGCTTTTGAAGCCCGATACTTGGCTATGGATGCTAACAGGAACCCCTGCCGCTCAAAGTCCTGTAGATGCGTATGGACTAGCTAAACTAGTAAACCCCAAGAATGTGCCGAAGTTCTTTACATCCTTCAGAGAAATGGTAATGTACAAGATAACGCAGTTCCGGTGGATAAACCGCCCCAACGCTGACAAGATTGTATTTGAGGCATTGCAACCTGCCATCCGATTTACCAAGGAAGAGTGCCTAGACTTGCCTGAGATGACCTATGTAATCAGGGATGTGGAACTTACTGCCCAACAGAAGAAGTATTATGAGCTTTTGCGTAAACAACTTGTGGTGCAAACATCAGGTGAACAGATTACGTCTGTTAACGCCGCTGTCGGTTTAAACAAACTCCTACAAATATCTTGTGGTGCGGTGTATTCAGATAGCGGGCAGACTCTCACCTTTGACATTAAAAACAGATACAAGGTACTGAAAGAGGTAGTCGAGGAGACTAAACAAAAGGTGCTGATATTCGTACCGTTTAAGCACGTAATTAATGTTTTACTAGAACGACTGACTAATGATGGTTACACGGCTGAAGTTATTTCCGGTGATGTATCAGCGAGTAAACGAACAGATATATTTGCAAGATTCCAACAGACTGATAACCCAAAGATATTAATTATTCAACCACAAGCCGCAGCGCATGGAGTAACTTTAACTGCGGCTGATACCGTAATTTGGTGGGGTCCTGTACCGTCATTAGAAACCTACGCACAAGCAAATGCAAGGGTTCACAGGGCAGGGCAAAGACATCCTGTAACCATAATTAAGTTACAAGGTTCTAATGCAGAAAAACACATTTACAAAATGTTAGATAACAAAATAGACGATCACACAAAATTAGTTGATCTTTACAAGAATTTACTTGACTAAGTTAAAGTTTGATAGTATAGTTGTAGTTTTAGAGGAGAGAGAAGATGGAAAATGAAGGAGTATCAATAGAATCACTTACCCGTATTTACATCAAGATGCGGACTAAGAAAGAGGAAATGAACAGGGAACTTGAGGCTAAAATATCTGAACTTGAGGGAAAGATGAGAACTGTAAAAACAGCGATTCTTGAACACATGAAGGATGTTGGTGCCGAAAGTATTAGAACAGAGTCGGGAACTGTATATCGCACAGTATTAACACGCTATACAACAAACGATTGGACTTCTATGCACAAGTTTATCCTTGAACATGAGGTGCCTGACTTATTGGAGAAGCGGTTGCAACAAACCAATTTGAAGGCTTTTTTAGAAGAGAATCCGGACTTAATACCTCCCGGACTTAACGCTAACAACGAGTATTCAGTTACAGTAAAAAGGAGTAAAAATGGTTGATGATGCTTATGTCCCCATTGAAAAAGTAGCCGAACACTTTGCGGTGTCAGTTTCTACCGTAAGGACTTGGTTACGAAACGAGGATATACCTGCTTTAAAGTTAGGAGGAATCTATCGCTTTAAGTTGTCAGAAGTAGAGGCGAAACTTCGTAACACAGAGGTAAGTATTCCCCAAGAAGTAGCAGTAGCAACAGAAGTAAAAGAGCCAGTACAACTGGAATTTGATTTTAGCAATCCTGACAAGGATATTTAAGGAGAGAAGTGATGAGTGAAATGACTTTATTCAAAGGTGGTTTACCTGCCTATTTAAAAGGTGAGATGGATGACGCTACCAACGCATTAGCAGGTGGTGATTTAGGTGCAAGACGTATTAGCATCAAGGGCGGTGTATTCCGTGAGTTTGTTGGTGGTAAGGAATACCGTGTATCAGAAGAGCGTTTTATGAACGTGATTATTGTCAAAGCCGCACCGAGTATTTCCCGTGTGTTCTATGCAGGTAGTTATGTTGAAGGCGAAGCTGCTGCCCCTGCTTGTTGGTCTGCTGATAATCAGCGTCCTGCACCGGAAGTAAAAGAGAAGCAAGCCGCCAACTGCCTAAGTTGCCCACAAAATGTTAAAGGTTCTGGTCAAGGCGATGCTCGTGCTTGTAAGTATCAGCAACGGTTAGCATTAATCATTGAGGGTGGACAGGATGTGTATCAGTTAGTTCTACCTGCAACATCTGTATTCGGTGATGGCGAGAAGGGTAAGTTACCTCTGCAAGCATATGCACGACATCTGAAAAACAATGGCACTCCGATTACAGGTGTCATTACTGAGATGCGGTTTGATACTTCAAGTCCTACACCGAAGTTAACATTCAAGCCGATTCGTGTAGTTACTGAAGAAGAGTTTGAGGTAGTTAAACAGGCTAAAGATTCACAAGCCGCTTCATCTGCAGTTAGTTTAACTGTGGCACAAACTGATGGTGTTGGAGAGAAACCCAAAGCCCAGTTAGCCGCACCGAAAGAAGAGACTGAAATTGAGGAACCCAAGAAAGCCGTGGCTAAGAAGGCAGCTGTTAAAGCTGAACCGGAATTAGCTGATTTAGTAGGTGAATGGGATGATGCTTAGTTAACAGTTACGGGGGGAAGTTGATGCTATGTTAACAATTTATTGATGTTACTTAATGCGGCTTATATAGATAAAATAAGTACCCCCACCTTCAAAGGTGGTTATGAACACACAATTATTTTTAGAAAAAATACTTGGAGACGAAGGATATTACTGCATTCTTGGACTAGCGCAGGATAAAGTAGTTCAAAAGTTTTATACCAAGCTTCAAGATGTTATTAAAGTGGCGGAGAATTTTAAGGAGAACGGATATGATGCGTACTATGCACTAGCTACATTTGAAGATGCCAAGTCGAGGATGGCAAGGAACGTAAAACAACTTAGGTCATTGTTTCTAGACTTAGATTGTGGTGCGGAGAAACCCTATGCTAACCACGCAGAAGCATTAGTTGCACTAAGGAAGTTCTGCAAAGATATTAAGTTGCCTAAACCCACGCTTGTTAATTCGGGTGGGGGTATACACGCATACTGGGCATTTACCGAACCTGTATCTCGGGAGGAGTGGTTGCCTGTTGCTAAAAAGTTTAAGAAGCTTTGTGACGAATACGACTTACCGATTGACAGGGCTGTACCTGCCGATGCCGCCCGTATTTTAAGGATTCCGGGGACTTTGAACTTTAAGTTAGAGACTCCAAGGGACGTTGGCATTATCGGAGAACTAGCAGAGAGTTTGCCGTTTAGTTTCTTTAAAGGTGTTATTGGTGAAATAGTTGAAGCAGAAAAGACTTATATACCCCGTGGTGAGATGGACGAAGTTACAAAAGCTATCCTTGGTAACTTTACGAATAGGTTTAAAACAATAATAGTAAAAACAATAGCAGGTGAAGGTTGCAAACAATTAGAGTATATTATTAAGAATCAAGCCACAATGGATGAACCTATGTGGAGAGCAGGGCTATCTATCGCCAAATTTTGTATAGATGCTGATACTGCCATGCACAAAATATCTGCTGGGTACCCTGACTATACACCCGAAGGTACAGAAAAGAAGTTAATGGGTATCAAGGGAGGTCCTTATACTTGCGTCAAGTTTGAAGAGTATAACCCCGGAGGTTGTACGGGTTGCCCCAACAAGGGTAATGTTAAGTCTCCGATTGTCTTAGGTAGAGAAGTGCAGGAAGCATCAGAGCAAGATAACATTGTTGAAGACACGGTATATGGTGTTGACCAAGGGCATACACAGACTTATGTTATTCCCAAATATCCTGAGCCGTATTTTAGACCAAAGAATGGCGGTGTTTGTAAGCGGATAATCAAGCAGGGAGATGAGATAGAAGTAATGATTTATCACAACGACTTGTATGTAACCCGTAGATTAATGGACTCCGACTTAGGTGAAGCGGCAGTTGTACGGTTACATTTACCAAAAGACGGTGTAAGAGAATATACAGTACCACTCTCGGCAATTACTTCTAAGGATGAGTTTAGGAAGCATATGTCTACCAAGGGTGTTGCCGTAATTAAAATGGATGAGATTATGAGTTATGTAAACACATGGGTTAATGAGATGCAATTTAAAGTTAAAGCAGATGTAGCACGGAGGCAGTTTGGTTGGGCAGATGGCGATAAGTTTGAGTCATGTGTAGTTGGAGATAAAGAAGTTTATGCAGACCGTATAGACCATAACCCCCCATCTATGGCTACGGCTAAGATGATTCGGGAAACTTTTATTTCTAGGGGTACACTAGACGGTTGGAAAGAGACGATGGAGTTTTATAACAAGCCGAATATGGAGTTACATCAGTTTGTTATCGGACTTGGTTTCGGCTCAATCTTTTCTGCGTTCACCCCTATCAACGGTGCGGTACTGCACATTCATAGTAAGGAGTCAGGGTTAGGTAAGACAACGGCAATGTTTGCAGCCGCTAGTATATGGGGAGACCCCGGAAGTTTGGTGTTGAAAGAAAACGATACGGCTAACTCTAAACTAAACCGTGTGGAACTGCACAAGAACTTACCTGTGTTTATAGACGAGGTTACAAACTCTATACCGATGGCATTAAGTAACTTTGTGTATAACTTTACTTCCGGCTCACAGCCTAACAGAATGTCTTCGGGTAGTAACCAAGAACGTATCAGGGGAGCGAACTGGAAAACGACTTGCACAACTACAGGCAATACAAGTATGTTAGAACGAATTGCAGCGTACAAAGCAATGCCGAAAGCAGAAGCGGCTCGGGTACTAGAAGTGAAAGCCCATGAGGTTGTCGGCTTATCTAAGGCAGAGGGAGATGAGTTTAGCGAGAGAATTAACAACAACTATGGTCACGCATATGTGCCGTTCCTACAATATGTAATGAATGACATTCCCGGGATGAGAGCGTTGTATAAGCAGACTCAACTTATTATAGATAAAAAGGCAGAGTTTAAGAACCCTGATAGGTTTCACTCCGTACTTATTACCGATGCGATTATGGGGTTGATGATTGCCAAGAAGGTTGGATTAATAAACTATGACATAAAGCCTGTACTTGCTTGGGCGCTGTTGAAAGCTAAAGAATCACAGACTACACTAAATGAACTTGATATAGATGCCGAGGGTATTCTGACTTCTTACTGGGCTGAGAACTATACCAACGTACTACGGATTAAAAGTACAGATGACGCACGAAATGCCACTTCCGGCATAGACCATTTAGTTGTGCCGGATGGTTCACCAAGGGCTACCTTTGTAATGCGGTATGAATATGATATTAAGATGTTGTATCTATTTATGGCACCTTTGAAATCGTGGTGCGTTAAACAACAGATTAACTATTCGGGGTTTATTGAAGCACTCAAGAAGGGTAGAACTAAAGCAAAGATAGACAAGAAGCGTATGGGTAAGGGCACCAATAATAACTTACCAGCACATAGTGTTTTGTTCGTAGATTGTATAGACTTTATGGAAGATGATGCAGAAATCCCCAAAATCAATAGCATTGAGATTTGACCAACTTAGTCCTGATGGGGTACGGATTGAGATTGATTGGGACAAGTTTGTTGTAGGAACGTCTATATTTGTGCCAGCTATCAATCTTGTAAAGTTAGACAAAGAGATGCAAGAAGTAGCAAGGCTTAAGCAAATACAGCTAAAAGGCTTTGACCGTATAGAAAACGGCAAATTGGGTATGCGGTTTTGGAGAGTTCTGTGATATTATGATTGCACAATCACTCTCTCCGATTGTAAATGTAGTGCTCCTTCACTTTGCCCCCGCCTTTGCGGGGGATTTTTTTAGTTGTATGCGGCGATGTTATCTAGCATCTCTTGTTCTAACTTCTTACTGTATTGAACACCATTTACCATCCGTTTACTTGCGTCAAGGAATGCACGACTTGATCTTTCAAATGTTTCTGCATTAATACCAAGACCCGGATGTTTACGATTAAGTTCCATTAATTTTTCTTTAGCTTCTTCTCTAGCCTCAACATCGCCAACACGGTCAGAAATGTTATAGCGTTGTAACAGTTTATTTTTCTCATCAAGAATTGCTTTTTCAATACCTTTGTTTTTAGCATTGATTGCTTGTTGTAAAGACAACTCAGCGGGGGTAAACCCTAATGCTTGTGCACCTATACTAAAGATACTGAAATCTTCAATCATTGGGTCACCACGCATTGTCGTAGCGCCCTCGGTACCGTACCGGAAACTCTTCATAGCGTTACCTAAGAAAGACGGAAGTATATCTTCAATACCACGTTCTATATTGCCTTCTTGTATCTTGCTTAACCCACGCATAATTTTAGAACCCGCACCGTAAGCTGGTCCGCCAAAGGTTTGTAAGAACGCATCTTGGAATGTTGCAGATTGAGATGTTGGGTTTGTCCTAAATATTAAATCACTTAAACCAATACGTCCGGCAACATCTAATCCAGTAATTTCATTAATCAAACCTTTGTATGCAAACTCACCAATATATTTACGGGTTGCAGTTTCAAAGTCATCTTCGTCATCATCTGCAAACAAGTTGTATACCATAGCAGCCATACCAAACATTGGTACCCCTTGTAGTCCTGAGAACAACGCAGCGGTACCATATATACCAGCAATTTGTCGCATAGCAGCTTTCTTCACCTCTTTATCTTGGTTTTGCAAAGCATCTCTTGTAATTTTAAATAGTAAATAGTACATGGATACCCCGTACCCTTTGTACATAAACAGCACCTTACCTAAAGCATTTTTAGAAATAAGCGGTGCGTTACCTGCGGCTATATTACCGTTTGTTAATTTAGCTACATCTACAGCGTATCTGGCGGCAGCGTCTTCAGCTGCTTGACCCTTAATACCTTTACCGTGTAATTTAGCTAACTGTAAATTATATGCAGCCATTAAAGATATTTCACGATTCATACGGTCAGCGTGATGAAACGCCCAGCCGGAAGTAGTATTTATTGTGTTAAGAATATTTTTACGCCCGTCAACTTCAAGCACATCATAGAATGAGGAACGGTTTAACTGTCCTTCCCCCGCTGCCAAATCATACAAAGTTTTTAACCTTCTAATTTCGGCAGGTAATTTAGCATTGTCAAAGTCGTAATTGCTCATAGACGGCATAGCTTTACCAGTAACTTTTTCTTTACTACCAATCATCTCTGCGGTTTTAGCATACCCACTAGCAAAAAATGCTCTTCTAGCCGCACCTACTTCTTTTATTGTATCTGTCCAACTATGGTCTCCGGCTAGATATGGCATTACTACCATTGGCAACTGCGCTAACTGCACAACTGCCGAGGACACGTTAAACCCTAATTGATAGTTAAAAGTAAGTGTGTTAACAAGGTTAGCTGTTTTTGTTATGATATTGTTATTGTTTACACTATTTGCGGCAATATGCTTTTCAAATATTTTTATGTATTCATTAACTAGTTTATTATCTTTAGCGTCAGCACCCTTAGTCATTGCTTTGGATAATGTTTTCATGTCCGACATTAACTTGTTAATCTTTGCACCGTATATCATCCTACCAACTTGTTGAGTTGTACTATACAACCGGTCTCGGAGCGCTTCTACAGCATCCTCTTTGTAACCTAACACGTTTTGACGTTTTCTAAAAGACTGAGCAAAAGATGTTTCTGGTAGGGTGCTAATATACAAACGCATTACTTCTTCAGAGTTTTCTTCGTACTTCTCTAATGCTAATTTGTGCTTTTCTTTTTGGTCAGCTGTAGCATTGTCAGGTAGTTTAGGTTTGTTGCCTTCTAATACTTCCAACACTTTATTAACAAAACTTCCTGATGGCGCACGGGTATATTGATATTCAGCTAGTTTAGAAAACTGTTCAATTCCAGTAGCACCTTCTTTTTTAAGTTCTTCTATGGCTCTAGTACGAGCACGTTCATATTCAAATGCTTCGATATAAGTTTCTACCTGCCCACTTTTATCTCTCATGTTGTATGACAACCAGTAATTACCTTTACGAGTTAAAGCAAAGTAAGGTTCAATCTTACCTTGAGCAACTAGTTTAGCCATAATATCGGCTTTAATTTTTGCCTTAATAGTGTCGTCTACGCTAAAGGTTTCAATTCTTTCATTGATTGCTCTAACAATTTCATCATACATAGCGCCGTAAGCATTACGCATATCAACATATAACTTCTTACCAGACTCAGTTAATCTAATGTATTCGGCTTTTACCCTGTCGTAGTCTGCGTTCCAAGTTTTATCTTTTTGCGTAGCTTCTGGGTAATCTGTTTTTTCTTTAGTTGGGTCAGCTTTGCTTGTTGTACTACCATACACAACAGAGTTAAATAGTTTAACCATCTCAGGAGTTGCTTGTTTAACCCACGCTTCAGCCCTACGAACTAATGGTTCAATTTTTTCATTTTGCCCATTAATATATTTAGACTGCTCATCAATTAGCCTACCAATACCTGTAGCACCTTTTAATCCAACTCTTTCAGCTTCCATACCTAACACGTTAACAGGCAGGGAAGAAAGGATTACAGTTAGCGCATTGCCGAATACACCTTTTTTAAGCACCTCATGCAATGCGTTTGCACGGTTCTGATTCATCATTGGTGCTGTAGCTATCTTGTTTATAAACCCATCAAATATAGATTGTGCATCTGCACCTGTAACTCCCGGAACATTGGGTTTATTACGAAGCGTAGCGTTATCTTTAACGCTAAACATAGCCTGACCACGTTGAACTTTTTCAGCGGTTTCGGGGTTAAGGTCTATAGTAAAGAAAGGTCTAACACCTTTTATAATCGTACTACGTATTCTGTAATCCATTGGTTGTTCTACATATTCTGCATCTGATAACAGGCTATGTAAATCATAACCTTGTCCTACAGCATTACCTAACCTTACACCTCTTAATCTTTCGCCTTTCATCATAAAAATTTTATTCGGCTCTGTTATATACATAAGGTTCTTTTTTAATCTGGGATAAGTTCCAAATATATCATAGTAAGTGTCAACTATATCATCGTCTATACGGTCCCAAGTACTAGCCCCATATTCTTGTTCTACACCGTTATTATCTTTTACAACTACTGTATATAATTCCTGATCTTGTTTTACTTTTAAATTTTCAGTACGTTCATTTGCATTATCACCAAGTTTTTTAAATATATCTTTAACTACACTAGGTATTCTTACGTCATAATGCGCTTTCATACCTTTTTCGGTACTTTTTCCATCTTGTGACATAGGAAATCTTCTATGCGCTTCTTCACCACTAATAAATGAAATTTTATCGTAATCATTATCTGCGGCATAACGCAACAAGCGTTTAATAGCTAATGCAGTATAAGAACGAGGTTCAGTAATAAATGGTGCATCTGCTACTTTAGGTATTACACCGTCCTCCATTAACAGTTTAGTAGCTTCTTTTTTGGTATTTGGTTTATTTGTATATTTTTCAAAATCAACTAAGGTGTAATCTGAACCGTTTGTATAAACAAAATTTGTTCTAAACATTGGGTCAGTATCTCTAGTTATATAATTTATTTTTTCATTTCCTACAATGTTACGTGCTTCTGTATTTTCTTTAGCATTTTTAAGATCAAGTATTTTATAACCTTCTGGTAATCCCCACGCTTGACCCCAATCAGATTGAAGTTCTTCTACAAATAAAACACGGCTACCTTGTTCGTCAATTTTTTCATTAAACCGAATATGCACAATAGGATTAGCAACACCTGTCCAATGGTGGTGGCTGTATTTTTTTGTTTCTACTCTTTCTATACCGGTATTAATCAACCTAACTTTAAATCCTATAGCTTCACCAATTGTTTCAAACTGTTCATCACCCATCCTAGTGCCGTCATTATCATAAACAGAATAAGTATTAAAATCTTCATTTTGCATTACTGTTAAATTTGAATCTTTAAAAGTTTTTATTTTTGTTATTTTAGGGTCTAAAGTTAGTATAAGTTCTCGATAATTTCTTAAATTATTATTTCTTTCAAAAGTATAACTTGCAAATTTAGTAGGATTTGTTTCATTTTGTAAAGCTTCTATTTTGGAAAAAATTGCGTCTTGTTGAACATAGATTTGATTTAATTGTTTTTCAACTTTTTTATAATCTTTAAAAATATTTTTACCGTCTTCAGTTTTAAAACTTGCTCCGGTAATGTCAACTACCTCTATTAAATCTCTTAATATTCTAGGTGGCGTTATTACTTTTTTAACGTCCTCTGCGGTATATTTTGGGTTCTGTAAATATTTTTGTGTTTGTTTTGATACTTCATTATTAAGCATTGTTTCTGCTTGTTCTGTTAAATGTTTACCGGATATTATATTTTCAAGAATAGAATTTATAGAATCATCTAATTTTTGTTCTTCTACAAATAAATTATCATGTTCTTCTTGTAATTTATCTATCTTATTTTGGTTTTGATTTTCACCATAAATAACTTCAGTAACTAATGGACCTTCTTCTTTTAAAAATTGAAGTATTTGCTCTTTAGATATTTTTTCGTTCTTACCACGTCCAATATTTAAATAATCTTTTATACCACTATATTCAATCTCTTCTTCTTTAACTTGATTTTTACCAGCATTGCTTGTAATCCAACCAAGCCATTGTTCTTCGGATGCGTTATCAAATTGTTTAGGTGCACCAGCAACCATTGCTGCTAACTTACTATAGAATATTGGTGCATCTGCATTAAACACTGCGCCGAACCTTACGTTACCCCCGTTGGGTACACCAATACCTTCGGTTACATACTTATGCGAATCTTTAATCAACTGCATTATCTCGCCGTTGGTAACATCTTTAAACTGTATACCAATGCTTCTTAACGCTTGGCGAATAATATTAATTATTTTTTGCAGGAGGGTAGGGTTAGTATTTGACTCAGCCATCTCCGCTAATACTTCTTCTACGGCAAGGGGTTTATCCATACCGTTTGCAATTTTTATATCAGCACGGTCTTTAACGTCTTTGTTCCCAGCATAAATATTATTCATAGTGCTGGTGTATTTACTACCAAGTATTGACTGTAAACCAAAGTGCCCTACTGTTTCATGCAGTATTGTTTCTACTACATCTTTAGTGTTAACTAAATTCCGAGAAACTAAATATACTGTATTAGTTTTTTCATCAAACACACCACCAATTTTTTTAACACCCTGTTGTTTCATTTGTTCTTGGATGTAATCCGGCAAATCTTTTTCAGACTCAACAGTTTTTATAGGCGGTGCGTTTTTCCATCCTTTAGTAGTATTGGCTGCAATATCTTCAACTTCTTTATTGGTAAATACACCCTCAGTTGATACTTCTCGAAACTTAGCTTTTTTTGATTTAGCACCTTTTAAAGCAGAAAGTTGTGCTTTTAAATTGTCTATATCTTTAATTATGGCAGCTTTTTCTTTGGGGTCTACAGTAGATTCTGCCATTTCATTGTAGTAAGTAATTTGCGTCTGTAACCCTTTAGCAGTCTCCGGTTTTGTTGCTTCTGGTTCTTTAGCTTTTTTCTTAATCTCGTCTTGTTTTATTTTAAGTTCTTCTTCAGCTTTTTTTCTATCTTCTTCCGTAGCTTTTTTTCTAGCTTCTTCAGCTTTCTTAGCTTCTAGCTCTGCCTTTTCTTTTGCTTTAGTTTTTACTTCAGTCTTTGGCTCGGCTAGTTTAGCCCTTTCTTCTGCTAACTCTTTTCTTGCTTTAGATACATCTTTTCCTTTAGCTTCATCTTTATCAAGATTACGTTCAATTTGTAAAAGGGCTTTCTCCATATCAGTTAATGGTTTTTTAACTGGCGGTTTTAATGCACTTGACTGTACCGCTTTTCCTGCTCCAAGTCCTGTAGCAACATTCTCAAAAACACCCACTCCTGCAGGTTTAATTGGCGTAGGTCTTCCGGCAGCGGGTGCTGGTCTGTTAGATACAGGAACGCTCTTTCCATTTGGTCTACTGACAGTTGCGGCGGGTTTAGTTCCACGGGGTGCCTCCGTTAAAGGTAAAGATTGTTGTTTTGCTAATTCAGTAAATGCTTGGTTCCGTAGAGATTCTATTGGTGCTTGATTCATTCTTGTATTCTGTCTAGCTGCAGTTAACACCTGACCAAGTTTTATCTGGTCATCTGGGTTAGCCATATCTAAGCCAAGCAGTTGTTTGTAATATCCTGACTGTGGCTTTAATCCTAGTTTAGCTAATGCTTCTGCATCAAGCACAGTACTAATTTGCGGTTGCTGATATGTTAAATCTTCTTGCAAACTTTGCGTTTGCCCTTGGCGAATACCTTCTGTACGGGATGGACGACCACGCTCACCAAACAAATCAGGCTGCTGTTGGGCTGTAGGGACACCGTTAGCCGTTGGTGGTCTAAAAGTTTTTTGTTCCGGAAGTAATCCAGCAAGATTAAGTTGTTGTTGGGCTTGAGATTGCCGTGCAATTTTTTCTACTTGGGCTTGCTTCTCTTGTACGGCTTGTTGATGCGCTAAATTAATTTCACGTAGTTTTTGTGCCGCTTGTAATTGCTCAGAAATCTGAGTACTAGGCTTGGCTTCCGGCGCAGGAGGCGCAAACTGTAATACACCTTGACGAGGGTTTGCTATACGAGGGTCAGCTACTTCACCACTTTCAACAGAATACATTGTATCGTTCTGTTGTTCTGCACGGGCTTGTTCATAAGCTTGTCTAGTTGCTTGTGCAGGAGGCATACCTTTACTAACAAACTCTTCAAATAACTCCCGTGTGCGTTGGGCTAAAGGGTCAACTTCTTTTGGCGCAGCTTGAGGAGGCTTCTGCTCTAAGTTTTTATAAAACCCTAACAAGTCAGGTTGTTGGGTTTCAAATGCGCTTTTCTCTTTAACTGGAGGTTGATTAATTTGTTGCGTTGCAATACGTTGTTTCTCTTCTCTAGCCTTACTAATTAAATCTCTAGCGGAAGGTGCAACTTGTTCTTGCTCTTGTTGAAGGGGTTGCGCTGCAATATTAGCTAATCTATCAGCTTTAATCTGAGACGCTTCAACAGCTGCTCCCGGCGCACCAATAACACCACCACCTATAGTACCTTTAATAGCACTATTAATAATACGATCTATGTTCTCAGGTGAAAAAAACGGGTCGTTACTTCCAGCTAATTGATTAGCAAAAAGTTGTAATGATTCTTGTGTACCTTCAGTTATTCCTTCCCCTGCAGCAGTCATACCCAATGCTTTACCAAATTCTTTTTTCCAAGTAGTAGGAACTACGCTGGATTTTTTAAGCATTTCTTCAGCTAACTTGGCTTTACCTGCAGAACCAAGCTGACTTAAAAGTTTTGCGGGTAAGTATGTATCAAGAGCGGCAATTAAAGAACCTACAGTAAGTGCAAGGTCAGGTCTTAATTCTCCAGTGTCTTCATAAATACTTTGGAATGTATCAGGTATATTAATACCTGCGGATGCTACGCCAAGCCCAATTTTACCGCCCAACTCTTTAGCGGACTTTTCGGCTAAAGCACCTGTAACTTGTTTATTTATGGCTTCTCGGGCTGCAGATAACTCAATACCTTTTCTAGCAGCTAATTTTCCAGCTAAACCCTCAACAACTTCTGCCGTACCTCTTCTTGCAAGTGCACCTGCACCAAATGAACCTGTTAACAAACTAGCAACAAACGCCCCTACATCTGGACCAAGTTCACCTACAGTTTCTGCTGCATAACCAAGAGCGTTACCAAAACTATCTGCTTGCTTATAAGACCTAAATGCCGTTGGATTAGCTTCTTCAGCTTTTTCCATCCGTTGTTTGTATTCGTCTAATTGTTGTTTAGCGTAGTCATCAGCACCAATAATATTGCCTATAAGTGCGGGGGCTAAATCAAGTACTGTACCTTTAAGCCCTTCCAAAGAACGCTGGAATCCACTAGAAGCTAACGCACCTAACCCTTGTGCTCTGTAATCAACGGGGTCAACTTTGTACTTATCTCGGATTGCCCGAGCACTAGCCATTACTTCTTCATTAGTGCCGTCAGGAACCTCAACAATTCCTACCCCTTCAATCTGAACTCTAGCCATAGTTATTTAACTTGTTTTTTAATTACTTCAGCTTCACCAGAACGCAATCTATTTTCATAGCCTTTTCTTATATCAGCTCTAAATCTTTGTAAATCTGCAATTGCGCTTTTGTAATTATCATCTTTAGGATTGTTTTTACCTGCATCAAGTTTCTTTTTTATCGCTTCTGCATTAGGTACATAATCCCAAAATTTACTATTTAAACTTGGACTTTGAATAAAGTCTGCAACTGCATCATCTATTTTAGCAAGTGTTTGTTCACTTAACCCGCTAGTACCTTTAAGACTACCGAGACCACTAGCGCCAGCGTTAGATGCTCTTTGGTTTTGTGCTATACCTGTAAGAGAATGACTAGAAACAGTTGCTTGGTCTTTTTGAACTTCCCTTACAATTTTTTCTTTTTCATCAATATATTTTTTATAAGCTTCAAAATTACCATTATCAAAAGCAAATTGTGCTTTAGTATCGAGGTTTTTAATTTCTTCTAGTTTTAAAGATATGGCTATAGATTTTTCTCTGTTAGCTGCATCAAGTACTCTTCCAGACCTACCAAGAGCCATATTACCAAACCCTCTACCCGGACGAGCATTAGCAGCGTCTTCTGCCATTAGTTGGAGGTTCTCATCCCAAGTACGGGGTTTTTTATAAGACTGTAAAACTTCTTGTAACTGCGCAGTATCTGTTGTAGGTAGTCTATCTAATTTACGGGTTTTTCTTTCGGCTTCTAGGCTTTCAATAGTTGGTACAGTTGGAAGTGCTTGTTCAGTATATTTGTATATGTTATCTAATGTTCTTCTTACGTCTCTATCTACTGCTGGGGCACCACCCCCACCACCTCCGGAAGGAGCACTAGGCAGTATTCTCATACCTGCATTAGGGTCTTCAGTAGTTTGGGTAGTTATCTTTTGCCCCGAACCAGTATCTATACCTTGTTGTTCTTCCCTAGATAATTTAGAAGGAGGTTGAGTAAAATATTTATATACTGGTTTGGCTGCTGCCCTAACTGCCGCCGCTGCCGCCCCTGCTGGACCAAGTGTTAATCCTTCTAATATAGAAGAAATTGTAGGGTTTTCTTTTTTAAAATTATAAAGTCTATTCTCAAAACTATTTAAATCTTCTTTAAATGCCGTTTTTGGTTCCGATACTTGACTTTCCTCTGTACCATTAAAGTGTACTACCCCACCGTGAGCATAATCGCTACGTCTAAACATATCAGGACGCATAGGTAAGTGCATTAGTCCTCCACCAGCTGCGGCTACTGGGGGTTGGGGAGGTTGTTGCGGCATCTGCGGTGGTTGGGGTGGGGCTTGAGGAGGCATCTGTCCACCTTGTGGTGGGGGTGCTCCCGGCGGCATACCTTGGGCTATACCTTGTGGTGGTGCCGGTGGTTTTTGTGCCATTTGGGCTGTTTGTTGCAAAACCGTTGGTGTATTATCGTTAGCACCTTGCGCTTGCTGGTTTTGTACCAAACGACTGCGCCTAGAAATTTCTCCTAGTGCTATGTATCCGGGAATAGATGGTTCCGACCCTGTGGCATATTGTTGTAATTTAGGTACGTCAATAGTGGGGTCTTGCAATCTTCTTTTGATTGCATCTAGTTCCGCAGGGGTACTTGGTATAGGAGAGGTAGAAATGCCCATAGTTTATCCTTTAAGGCTTTGGTGTAGTTGTGGACGCAGTTGAGTTATTAAACCAACTAGGGAACAATCCTTTGAGTAAAGATATTGTATCGCCTCCGCCCCCTATAGCCGAGTTAAACAGCGTTTGCGGCGCAGTGTAGTAATTTTGCGTAGTAATTGGTAAACCTTGTAACAACGATTGTTGAAACTTAAGTTGATTCTGTGGGTAAGCACGTTCTTCTTCAAACTGCTGTTTAGCAGCTGTATCGGCTTGTTGTTGCAATTGTTGTTGGGTAGCACCTGCGGCAGACTGTGCACCTAGGTTAGCTAGGTTAGCTTGGTTCTGTGTATTTGCTAATGAACCAATACCTTGTTGTGCTTGTAGCGCACGGTTCTGTTCAGCGTTGTATTGCTGTTGAGCATTGTTATAGGCTGTGTTGTATCCTTGACCTGTAATACTTGCTAGGTTTGTACCCAAATTACGTTGGGTTTCTGCATCCATAATAGCTTGTCTACCCCCACCATACGCCCCAGCACCAGCCAGCTTAGAAGAATTTTGCATCTGTGTAATTTGAGACTGACGGCGGGCTTCTTCAAGCTGCGGGTTTAAAGACGCTTGTAAATACGGATTCATATACTGCTGGGCTTGTTGTGCACCAAAAGTATTGTTAGCAATATTCTGCATACCTGTTTGTGCAGTACCAAACCCACTTGGCATAGTTAACGCACCGATACCAGAAAATGCTTTATTCTGTAAATCTGAAGGACCTGCTACTAACTGTCCTGTATACGCTTGGTATGGAGTAGAAGCAATGGCTTGCCCTTTAGATAGCATATCACTAACATAAGGCGCAGCATAATTAGATACCGTGGATTCCTGTGAAGTAATATTAGGAACGGTATTAGTCGCACCTAACGGGTTAGCTGTAGCTGTAGCTGTTGGTGTAGCTGTTGCAACTGTTGGAGTGATTGCGTCTGCCATAATTATTCCTTATCGGGGCATCAATTTCTGAGGGTTAATCTTTTTACCTTGCATTGCTTTACCGGTACGGGCTTTTCTAACTCTAGCCATCATATCGTATAACACTTTAGCACCTGCATCGCTAGACCCATTACCTAAATGAGACACTACATCAGCAGGTATTACAAACTCATCTGTTGCTAATCTTGCGGGTTGTTTGCCAGCAATTGATGCCGGAATAGAATCAGACATACCATCGCCCGGTCCTTTTAACATTCTACCCCCAGCAGCGTGAGTATAGCCACCTAAATTTGATAGACCACCATAAGCATACATAGAAACAGGCTCTTGCATTGGTATACCAGCTAATCCACCTTCAGCATATGCTAAACCGGGAGGTGATTTTGGTACTTTAATTAATCCGTTTGGACCCGGAACCATTTCAAATTCTTGTGGTGGTGATGGTGGAGCCGGTTCTGGTTTAGGTCCAATTTGTGGTTGTGCAATTGTTTTATAATACTCATAATCCGGTCTTCCTACTTCACTTACTAAACTAGGTTCTTCCGGTTTTGGTGTAAATCCGGGGAGGTCATAAAGTACTTCCCACGGGGCTGGACGAGGGGGTTGTGGCGCATTGGGGTCATAGCCAAGCGGAAATCCAGTTGGTGTAGGTTGCGGTCTTAAACCTTCTAACCCACCACCTGTTGTTCTTACAGGTAAGTTTTGTGGTTCGGGGGTCTTTGTATAAGTTGTTGGGCTAAAGTATTGTTGCCCTTGTCCTGTGGCAGCGCCTATAGGTTGAGTAATCTGCTGTCTATTAGCAACTAAAGGTGTGGGTGCGTCTTTTAATCCACGAGTACCTTCATCACCTTTTGTTCTATTTAACATCCCAATAATTGCACCAATAGCTGGTGCAATAGGGGATACCCCTACATTTCCTTTATCATCTTTTGTAGTAAGAACATTTTTTAAAAATCCAGTAACATCTTTTGAATCTTTAATGCCGGTAAACTTTTGAAGACTTTGAAGCCACCCGCCGGGATTTTCTTTACCAGCAGTCGTAACTCGTATTTGCCCTGTTGCTGGGTCTCGTTCAGTAGCAGGTAAACTTCCTGTAGCAATTGAAGTTGTCGCACTTATTGGGTTTCCATTTCTATCTACAGTGATAGTTGACCCATCATCAGGGTCAGTATATGTTGTACTACCATCACCATTAGTTACACTTCCATCTGAATTGCGTACTACTACATCACCAACAATTGGAGGGTCATAGGGGTCTTCACCGGGGTCAATAGTAATAGGTGGTTCAGGGTCAGGATTAACAATTTCTGGACCAGTGTCGTCTATATAAGGGTTGTCAAGGTCCGTATCATCATAATATTCTTCATCAAAATCATCAATTACCATAGTTTTCTCCTGTTAAGAGTTTTTTATATTGTATCATTTAGACCTTCTATTTTGTGTAGTTAAACTTGCCAAACCATGTTTTTTGGGCTTTAAAGTTGCCAATCCACCTTTTTGCATTGGTACTTTGTTATAAACTTGTGCGGCTAAGTCCGGAGCACCTAATAAACTAGCCAACATATACCAACTATTGTCGTACTGTACAGGTGGGGCGGCTGGTGTAACAGGTTTAACCGGTGGGGGAAGAGGTGTAACCGGTGGTAAAGTAGTTATAGGTGGTTTAACAGGCGCAGGGGTAACCGGCTTGACAGGCGTAACGGGGGGTACTTTCGGTGTAAACCCTGATCTAATACGAGCCGAGGGTTCTGGCACACCTTTCTTCAAATAGAAGTTATATTTCTGTTCTGGTGTAGATTCAGGAGGAGGTTCTTCCCCCTCTTCATTAACAATTTCTGGACCCGTGTCATCTTCGTGAGGCTTGTCAAGGTCTATATCAGGATTTGTAGGACCAACCGGTGGAGTATCAGGTCCCGGTACAACAGGTCCTATTGTAGGGTCTGTAGTATCTGTTGCATCAGTAGAACCTACAGGGTCGCCATCTTTACTGTAAGTATTGGTACTGCCATCATCATTAGTAACAGTATACGAACCATCAGGGTTCTGCACCGCATTGGGGGGAGGTGTCCAAGTTGATGGTTCTGTATCTGTATCTATAGGTCCGGGGGCTACATCAACTTCGTTAGGGTCTAAATAAGGCGAGCCATCTTGATTAACTGGATTACCTTCATCATCACTAAATCCTGATGGACTATTTGCATCTTCCATTACAACGCCACCAATACTTACTTTACCTGTAGGTTCTTTGTTTACAACAGGAGTTAAGTCGGACACAGTACCTTCAGGAACAATCTTACCGCTATTAGATACTACCCCAATAGTGCCGTCTGCTAGAGTAACTTTAGTTCCCGGCGCAGCATCAGACATATCACCAACCTGCGGACCAGCTGGTGTCACAGGCGTAACAGGTTTAGTTTCTTCAGCTTTTTTTCTAGCGTCTTCTTCGGCTTTTTTGGCTTCTTCAGCAGCTACCCTAAGTCTTTCAGCCTCTTCAGCTTTTAATTTGGCTTCTTTTGCTGCTTCAACATCTTCTGCATCTTGCTCTGCTTTTTCTTTAGCAATTCTAGCTTCTTCTTCAGCGGCTTTAGCATCTTGGTCAGCTTTAATAGTTTTAGCGGCTTCCTCGGCAATTTGTTGGGCTAACTCTTCACCATATTTTTCTTTTAATTCTTCAAAAGTTTTAAATTTATCCGTGAGGTCTACAGTTAGTTTTTCATTTTTGTTATTAAGGTCAATAGCTGTTGTTTCTAGTTCTTTAAGTTTGTTAGTTTGAGTATCAAATTTATTAGATACTGGAGTTATATAATTATCAACAAAATTGTTATAAGACGTTACTTGACTAGCATAAGCATCAGAATATATCTTAGCAATATTTGCAGAGTTACTTGCATTAGTTGCATGAGCAGCTGCTAATCTTTCTCGACCAGCTTTAAGTTGATCTTTACTTTGCCCTTCAAATCTAAATTCATCAGGATCAATTCCCTGCCATACAGGGTTTCCGTCATCATCTGTCCAACTTTTCTTTTCTTCAAACCTTGTATACGTACCACCTTCGCCGTCATCACCTGTTCGTATTCTAAACTGTTGAGGTGCTACTTTTACTAAAAATTCGTCAATATGAGTAGAATCAAATTTTGCCTCTTCATAAGCTGCAACGTGTCGGTTAGTTGAATTAGTATAATCAGTGGCTTGGTCAAACATAAGTTTAACATTATTATATATATTTTCAGAAGCTTTAACATTACCAGTTAGTTCTTCCCAAGTTTTTGTAGCCTCACCTTTTAACTCGTTATACGCATTTCCTATTTCTTGAAGTGTTTCGCTATTTTTATAAATTTCACCCCACACATCGCCAATAGCGGTTGAAACTTCTTTTATACCATAAGTAGTTAAAGTACTAGCCGTAGAATTAGCTATAGCATCACCAATACTTTTGCCATTTATTATGGCAGTAGTAGCACTATTTACAGCATTTGTTATAAGTTGAGTGTCTAAATCTTTAGGGTTAAAAACTACACCATTTTCTGCAGCAAAACCTTTAAACTCATTTATTACTAAACCTTGTACGGAACCCGCAAATCCTGCTTTTAAAATTTGGTCTAGAGGTTTACCTTGAATAGCTGCTGTAGCTGCTGATGCTGATGCGCTTGTAATAACATTCATCATCTCAGGAGGTACACCTTCTATAGCAAAAGTATCTCCCATCTGCCCACCTGCGTAAGCTTGTACAACAGAAATACCAACTTGCTGAATACTGCCGTGCCCATTAGCATAACTTACTGTTGATTTAGCAACAACTGGAGGTACTCCTACATACATTAACGCAGCAATTTCAACTGCTTCTAATGGGTGAGTTATATAAAACTTTGCGTCAGCAATCATGCCCTTAACAGTGTTGTGCACCATATCGTCAAAGCTGGCAAAGAAGTCTCCAATTCCACCACCGCAACCCATTATTCGTCCTCTCTTATGTCAACTTCTATTTGATAGTAAGGAACGCCGTTTTTATTTTTACCTGCTTCTCTGGATTGCACAGGGAATTTTGATTTAAGTATAGTAACTGTTTGGATATTTGCACCCTCAGCAGTTAACCGGTAGAACCCAGCCTTCTCCATAGCACCACCAAACTCTATTATGTTACGAGCAAAAGTCTTATAACTCTTCTCGGCATTAAAAGTTGATACTAAATTGGCTTCATGTGGTTTTATTATTTCGTATAGAAACAGCGTATTGTTATTACGCATTAATCGGTATTTTGGAAGTTGAATTGCTGAGTATATGTAAGCGTAAAACCTTTTCCAATCTGCGCCGGACTGTTTTACCTCGTCAGAGTTTTTGACAATATCTTGCATTGTCATTCGGTTTGGGTCAGGTTTGTATTTCTGTTCTTGAGGTTTCATGGCGTAGCAGTTCCTATTAATCCTCTACCAGCAGTTCCTGATAAAGAAACTACAATTGTTGTTACGCCATCGGCGGTTTTCCAATTGGTACCATTCCACCAAATTGGTCTATCTATTGTTGTATCATAATAATATTGCCCTATCTGTAAGTCAAGGACAGGTCTATTAGCGGATGTTCCCGAAGCCGGTGTAAGAAGAGAACGTGTGGCACCGTCTAAGAAAGTAAAGTATAACCGCAATACGCTAGAGTACTGATCTTGGTACGATTTCTGGTAGTCCTGAGTCGCAACCGGTAGCGCAGGAGGTTGGGGTAAAAATACCTGCATTATCTTCTACCATCTGCACGAATGTCCATACGAGGAGCACCTAGCTGGAACGTACATCCTAGCTGGTTAGATTCTATTTTAAATGACATCTGCCGTCCACGAACCCGAACATATAGATACTGGGTAAACTCTTCAACAGGATAACTAACACTCTGTACTACATTACCCTCGTTACTACCCCCAACGGATAGTGGATTGTTATATCCAGAACCTGAGTTTTGTAATGGCAGTAAAGACATTGTGGCTTGTGGCGCACTAGTTGTAGACCCGTTGAAAGTTATATCCGGCACAATTCTCCAAACAAACCCAAAGGTATGTCCGTCTTCAATATCAAACTGAGAAGATGTTATATAAGAATTTATAGCAACACCCGTTGCCGTAGTAAAGTCGTCTAACCCGTACTCTTGGTACACTAAGTTATTACTTGTTGTATTTAAGAATGTTGCCGCAAGTGGGTAATTTAACAGTCCGCTATCTAGCCATGCAGACCGGTTCATTGTGCCGTAAGACCAAATTTTTTCCAAGTAATTATAGATTACATAGCGATCAATTATTACGCTATCCGCAGAACAATAAAACCACCAAACTTCATTAAACCCTTCGTTAGTCGCAGCAAAAAACTGTTCTTTCTGGGCTAAGTTTATATCGTTGTAAACATACCTTCTTAAGTCACAAGTTAAAGTTTGAACCTGCCCCGAATATGTATAGAACTTATCAACACCCATCCAGTAAATAACCCCTGATGCTAATGCTGCGGCGTTCGGTCCTACAATAGAAATGCTATCTCCTAGCAATGTCGCACCCCAAACTCCCGAGGCTGCTCCTAAATACTGCAGAGAATAAATACTTGAATCAGTCCAAACTACAATTTCTTGGCGACTTTGTAAGGCAGTTATTATTCTAGAACCATGTGAAAGTCGTAAGCTACCTGCCTGATTAGTAGCTGCTGGAGTCCATACAGTTACAGACTCTTGGTCACCCCAACGAAGTAACATCGGGTCTTGCACAGAAGAAGCGTAGTCATCGCAGCCAAAGGCAAACACAAACCGATAGATGTCAGATATAAATATAAAATTCTGAACCGTAGGGGTTTCGGCATCGCCAATTGTGGTTAAGTTAATACCACGACCTGTCAATCCAAGAGATGTAGTCCAGTAGTATATGCCACCCCCACGAGGTCCGTATACTAAGTTCTCGCCAAAATTACTCTGACTCCACAGTTGTAGGGAATTGTAGTTAGTTGTACCAGAACCCCAAGTACCTGACCCCCAAGGACCTGCGCCCCAGCCTACGTTAGGTACTACTACCGCCGGACCCACATTTAACTGATATGCTGCAGATACAGCCGAACCACCATAGCTTCCAGCAGGGATAACAGACGCAACGGTTATTGAATAACTATTAACACCAATATAAGTAATCTGATACTCTTGGTTCCATGTTGAAGCGTAAGTACCTGTGGCACCACTAAAAGTTACAAAGTCCCCATTTACAGCACCGTGTGCTGGGGCTGTTACAGTAATAGTTGTTGTACCTGTAGAAACAAACGGGTCTGTACCCAGCGTGGTAGTTACTCGAATCGGCGTAATATCGTTATACGCACCACCACTTTCAATATAAAACTTGAGGTTAGTACCAACCCCAATAAGATTCGCTTGCCCTAATGTTGTCCATGCCCATAAAGACCGGCACACACCTTGATATGTTGCTCCAGAGATTCTAAGCCATCCACCAATTTTTTCTGGGGTGCCTTGACGAAACCGTATCTTATCGCACTCGTACCAACCGCCTTCGGTTGTATACCTAGTATTTTCCCTATTAACTCCGGGTTTAAAGACAAGTTTCTTAAGCGGCATACAACCGTGTTCCCTGTTTGTCAATTATTAACGCTTGTTTACGAGGGGCGTTGTGGATAGAGTTAGGTATGCTGATATGGGTCCATCTATCAAACTCACGGATAATCTGGTCATAGGGTAAATCAGAAGCAATTACGGCTTGCACAACTTCATTAGGAGTCATGCCCGGAACCCTTATGTCGGCAGCACAACCCATCCGATGCTGACTAGAATCTTTAGAACCAACAGCATCATTAACCAGTTTAGAGCGGAAAGCACTATTAACCATAATGGGCTTGTTTCCCAGAAGTGTTTTAACTTGCTCAAGAAAATCTGCAAGACGGGTAAGGTTTTTAAGTTCATCATCATTTGGTGTGTTATCTAATGTGCGGTGGTCAGTATGCGTTAATTCATCAAGGGTAAAGTGAGCAGTTAGATTCATTTTTTACCCTTCATATCCATGATTTTCTCAAGAGTCCTACCACCGAAGTAAAAGGACATAATGAGCATACCCCACTGCCCTAGGAGTTCAACATAGTTGTTGTTTACCTCAATATCCCATGCACTCATCATACCAAAAGTTGTGTAAGTTAATAAAATAAATATTAACGTCATTGGGCGTATATTCTTAGATAGCCAAGAGTCTGACATCATATCCGCTTGAACCCGCTTAGTCAGTTCTTGTTGCTCGTTCATGTCTGCTTGCAGTTGGGCTAACTCACCATTTTTTTGCATTTCTAATAACTTGAGTTGGGCTTCTTGTTTAGCCTGTGGGTCTGGGACAAACTTATCCACAAGTTTCATGCCTACGCTTAAAATATCATCTATTCCAAACATTATTTTTTCCCCATCTTTTCACGTTCTTCAAGCAGTTGTACTTTAACTTGAAGTTGGTGTATGTCTTTATAAATTTCATCCCTCATACGATGCCTTGCCTCGGCAGACAAAGGTGAGTCTGTAGGTACATTTTCTTTAGTGATTAGTGCTGGCATCTGCCCTTCAATCTTAGTCAGCCGTGTAGAGAAGTCCGACACTTGACCAAGTAACCAAGCCAAACACGCTACAACAATAGGCAGTACCGCTTTTAGAATGTCTTGAATGTTCATTTCTTATTCCAAAGTTCAAAAAGAGTCTTCACTTTTTCTTCAAGGACAGATACTTTATTATCCATTTTGGCAAGCACAATAACAAGCGTTACAAACCCCACAAGCAGGGGCCAAATCTTTGCCAGTATGTCTACTGTTTCCATTGCTCCCCTTTAAGGGGGTTTCCCCCCGCCTTTACTGCACTGTATCTTCAGGTGCCTTTTCCGCCACTAAAGACTGTTTTAACATATTAACAAATGCTTGTTTTCCCACATTGAGTTGGTCAAGATTAAATTGCGATGATGCCATTTTCCGACTTAAATCATCAATGTGATTAACCATCATTTGTTGCTCGTTGGTCATATCGTCTATCAAATACTCTACTTCATCAATAACTATGGCGGGCTTTTTAGTGTTTTCGCTCATGCTATTCTCCTAGGTTGTACTACGGTTTAAAAATCTATGCGCTCCAAGGTAGCGGTGTATTCTCAGGGCTAACAGGTGGTGTAATTAGGCTATTAATCTGCCCTTGTACACAAGACTGTGCGCTGTCTATTTGGTTCTCAGGAATCCAACTAATTACTAACGCCTCAGTTAGGTTTGCGTAAGGCACGAATGTAGTCTGCTCTGTAGAGTCAAACTGTGTGTTGCCTTGAATAGAGGCAGTATAAGTGCCATCTACTCCTGTTACTTCCCATAGTGCGTTAATCACATAGTTGGGGTCAGGCTGTTGTACTGTGTACATTGCGGTGATTTTTGTTGTAAAGACTGTTGCCATTTTAATTCTCCTATCTAGATGCAAGTTGTTGTTTAAGTGAATCTATTTCTGCTTTTAATTCTTTTATTGCGTTAATCATGTACCAAGTTAAGTTATCTGCATCTACAGACATTACGCCAGTTGATTCTGTCTTAACACACTCAGGCAGTACCTGTTGTAACTCTTGTGCAATAACGCCAAGTTGAACACCTTCTTTTTTAATTGCTTGGTCTTGTGGTAATTCTGTAATTTCTTCTGCAATACGATACTCAAAGTTACGCACTTGAATTTGATTAATAACGCTCAAACCTGTGTTGTTGTCTACAATATTTTTCTTTAAACGCTGGTCAGAAGTAACAGACCAAAGTGTTGAGTTATTACCTTGATATACCCCGCCGCCGTTAGGTGTAATAAAACCCGTACTTGCGCCTTTGCCAGTAAAAGTTGCACCAGAACCAATTACCAATTCATTATTTACAGAGGCTGAAGATGCTTGTGCTGTATTGCCAACAAACAAACCATTTTGACCGCTAGTTATATTTGAACCAGCAGAAATACCTACAAATGTATTTCCACCACCAGTATCTGCGCTATACCCTGCTAAATAACCTACTGCTGTGTTATTAGAGGCGGTGTCATTAGCGGCAAGGGCTTGTTGACCTATGGCGGTATTATATGAACCACTGCGATTATTAAAGGCAGCCTTCCATCCTAGTGCCGTGTTATAAGAACCTGTGTTGTAGTATAAAGATTGTGAACCAACGCTAGTGTTGTATAAAACATTTTGAGTAGTAGCCCCAACACATCTTAGAGCCAAATAACCTATTCCTACATTTTCAACATACTGTCCTGTACTGTTTGTTGCTGCCTGTAGAGCAGCAACGCCAATCGCTACGTTTTGTGTAACAGCACCTGTTGTTGTTACGTCTAGTTTTAATGCTGATACACCTATTGCCACATTGTCTATCAATGATGAAGTTGTTACGTTACCTGCGTACATTGCGCCAACGCCAATGGCTGTTGAGTAAGATGCATCTGCTGATGTTGCAGACACAAGAAACATTGCTGTATGTCCAATGGCTACCGTGTCAGAAGATTCTGTATTTGAGCCATATCTTGCTTGATAACCTATCTCTACATTTCTAACTGCGGTGGTGTTTTGATATAAGGCTTGAAAACCAAATGCAACATTGTCAAAGCCCGTGGTGTTATTGTAAAGTGTTGTATAGCCTACTGCGGTATTGTTAGATGCGGTACTTTGAAATAAAGAATATAAACCTACTGCTACGTTGTTATTGCCTGCTGTATTTGTATATAAAGACGCACCTCCAAGAGCAATATTATTAGTTCCTGTAAGATTTGAAAGCAAAGATGAAGTTCCTAATGCTGTGTTATCGTCACCAGTAGTATTTTTTTGTAATGCATTTGCCCCAATGCCTGTGTTTGCAGTGCCTGTGCTTGCTTTAAGTGCTGTATAACCTAGTGCTGTATTATTGGCTGTGGTGAGGTTTGCCTGAAGTGCTTGATAGCCAATCGCAGTATTTTGAATGCCACTAGAATTATTAAATCCTGCTCGATAGCCTACTGCCGTAGTGTCAGAGGCGGTGTTAAAGTAAAGCGCATCAGTTCCAATCGCAGTATTGTTTGCGCCAGTGTTGTTTTTGTTAAGCGCATTAGTTCCAAATGCCGCATTATCACCCCCAGAAGAAGTTGTACTACCAGTCAAGTAACCAAAGAATGCATTTCCTGACGCAGTACTACTATAACCCGCCTGATAACCTACTACTGTGCTAGCAGAGGCGCTAATATTTGATTTTAATGCACCACTACCCACCGCAGTATTATATGTACCTGAAGTGTTTGAGTACATTGCAGAGAATGTACCTGAATCTAATCCACCAATAGCCGTGTTGTACGAGCCTGTATTGTTTGACCCAAGAGCGTTATGTCCAAATGCTGCATTAGAGCCACCTGAACTAACTGCATTTAAAGCAGAATTTCCAACAGCAGTATTATATTGACCCGTTATTCCACCACTATTTCCTTTTAATGCGTAAAAACCAACAGCAGTATTATTGTCTGTGTTTAAATAATATGCCGCTTGATAGCCTACTGCTGTGTTGTAGCTAGCGGTAGTTCCTAACCTAAGCGCACTATCGCCTATTGCAGTATTAAAAGAACCAGAAGTATTTTTTTGTAATGCAACATAACCAAGAGCGGTATTATCTGCACCACCTAGATTACTATCCATTGCAGAACGACCAACTGCTGTGTTGCTTCCGCCTGTTGTATTAGCAAAAAGAGCCTCTAAACCAAATGCAGAATTTTCACTACCATTATTAGTATATAACGCTCTATACCCTACAGCCGTGTTGTTTCCGCCTGTACTATTAGTAAATAATGCTCTATAACCTACGGCTGTACTAAGATTACCAGAAGAATTAGCAGTAAGGGCTTGGTCTCCAATTGCTACATTTGAAGAGCCTGTATTTGCTGATAGGGCATAGTAGCCTATGGCAATATTAGCACCACCATTATTATTAACTGAACCTAAAGCAAGTGTTCCTATAGCAATGTTATAACTTGCTGTAGTATTACCACGCCCTGCAAGATACCCAACACCTACGTTGTCTTGACCTGAATTATTTGCCACGAACGATTGATAACCAACACCTACATTATTAACACCTGTGTTATTAGCAGTAAAGGATTGGTATCCTACGGCTGTGTTGCCAGAGGCGGTGAGGTTTGATTTTAGTGCGGCTGCACCTATTGCAGTATTGTATGAACCGCTTGTATTAGATTCTAATGCTGACCCTAATACTGCATTAATACCCGCACCAACGGCAGTATTTGAAGTTCCTACATTAACATTTAATGCATTAAAACCAACACCAATATTTCCACTTCCAGTACCTGCACCGCCAGCAGAAACGCCATACCCTAAATAAGTATTGCTATTTCCCGTAGTATTTGCATTTCCTGCAACATAGCCTAAAACTGTATTTGTACTTACAGCACCAGCACCACGACCAACAGTAAGACCATAAACAGTTAAGTCAGTACCAGAGTATAAAAGGTTGGCTGAGTCTGTTTCTAATCCGCCTGTTGTGGAGTAGACTACTCGTCCGCTTGTAAGTCCTGAATTAGTAATTGATGTAGCATTAACAGCTGTAAATGAGCCTGCTAAAGGGCTAGAAGTTCCAATAATGACATTGTTTATTTGATTACCACCACCTGCTATCGTGCCACTTAGGGTATACGCACCTATCGTATTTGCAGTTAATGTAGTGCCATTAAATAATAAGTTGGCTGAGTCTGTTAGTAGACCGTCCGTAGTAGCGTAAGCAACACGCCCACTTGTTAATGCGGCTGAGCTTAGATTAACAGACCTTGAACTAGGGTAAGTTAGGAATACGTTCTGTGAACCAGTACTAAAGTTAACTAAATTACCACTATTAGATGAAGAAAGTACCGTGGTACGGGCTAGTGTTCCAGCTGTTGAATAAGTACCGATACCTACTTCCCAATTAGCTCCGCTCTGGTCAGCTATAGCGTAGTAACAAGTATTGCCGTTACCTACCGTGCTAAATGATTGGTAGCCTGTAACTGCACCTAGTAATGTAACCGTACCTGTACCGGGAGAAGTACAGGTCTCTAAAACTCTGTCTTTTAATACTAATGCCATGATTGGCTCCTAATTACGAAGTTGCGGTTGTACTATAAGTTACAGATACTGTATCACCAGCAGTTACGGCTTTAGCCACAGAGAAGTTACCCTCGGAATAAAGCGTACCAGCAGTTGAGCTTTGTGTATTAACAGCTCCTGTACCCGTTACCAAGAAGCATCCGTAAACTGTCCCACCAGCGCCCGTGATTGTATAAGTAATCGCAGTTGCCGCAGAAGTTGTGACGTTACTTGGAGTTGTACCTGTTGAGGTAGAGGCAGCAAACACCGCTGTTCCACGAACTGCTGAACTACTAACCGTGTAGTTAGTAAACTCTGTCCATGTCTTAGAAGTCATTGTATCTGCCGCAGCAAATGTTGTGTTGTTACTAATCAAACCTAGGAACGGTCCAGTAACGCTATAAGAAGTACCTCTTAACAAGGTATCTAACATCAGCTGTTTACCTACAGCCACGACTAGGTTAGGAAACTCTTCATCCCACTTTAGATTGCCAGCAGCATCACGGCACTCTACTTGATAGAAACCTTCTACACCCATTCCTTCGGGAATAGTTACGTTTGCTTGTAATGTGGCTACAGCGTTATCACCGCAGCTTGCTTTTTCGTTTGTCATAATTACTCCTAAGAAATTGTTATTACTGCGGTTGTTG